ATAGCTTCATTGTTGTCGCTTTTTCTTACCTTGTCAATGTTAGGCGGTTCGTACTATGCTTTTCGCTTTGTAACTAGCGAGCAATTCAAGGCTAGAATTATGAATGAAATTCTTGATAATGTTACTAGCATGATGCCTAAAGTATTAGATCGAGAGTTGCCAAAAGTAACAGGCAAATCTATACCATTTAATAAATAAATATTTTTTTATAAGTAAGTGTCTGAAATAAAAATACCTCAAATAAAACTACCAACAATTAATATTCCTGATGCACCATATTTTACAAAACCAAAACTAGAGGGTAAGTTGCCTGGGTGCTATTTATATCATCGTGATTTAGAAACTACACGCAATCCGTCATTGCTTATATCAGATAAACGTGGCACTTACACAATATGTCCAAATGGCGAAATACCATCATATACACCTATGAGGTACGACCCTGCACAGATAATTAATACAGAGCCAATACCAGTTAATACTGAAACAACAAAAGAAGATACTAACGTAGCACAACCAAAGACTAAGAAAGATAAGAAAGTAGTATATGAACCTTGTCCTCCCGAAAAACCACAATTCAGACCAGGAGATTACAGAAATGATCTTAGGATTGAAAGATTGGTAAAGTGGGAAAGATCTTCTTTAGATGGGATTACTTGTGTCGGAGTCTGGGAAAAAGTACCATTCAGAGAAAGTTTTACTGGTACACCTCAAGCACTTATTTCTACTGCTTTTATCGGTGTGGTTGCTGGTAGTTCTGCGCTTCTTGCTCCTGTAATAAAAAAGGTAATTTCTGAAATATTTAAAAAAATAAAAAAACAACTGACAAACAAAAAACAAAAATCTACTTAGTTTTTATCTCATGAGTGTGCGGTAATACTTGATTAGGAATTGTTGTTAATACTACGTTTTTACAAGCTACTGCATCTTCATTTATCAGCTTTACACCAAGTTTAAACTGCTCGGCACACACCTTCATCCTCGCCAGATTTGCTTCTAAACGTGCCTTTTGCAATGCAAACTCCTGTCCTTTTATCTGGTTTTCAGCAGCTTTGACGCATAGATCAGAACCTTGACCTATTGGTATCTGTAAACTAATTGTAAAACCATAATTAAAATTATGAGTTGACTGATCTATTCTAGGCTGTTCACTTATATATAATATTTCACCTGGATTAATTAAATTACCTTCTGCATCTTCTGCAAGATTATAAATATTTGTTTGTGTTGTTGTAATTTTTGGAGTACTGTAATTTTCACCTTTAGTAACAAATGGTGTAAAAGCTAATGTTGGTTGCTGGCATTGTATATTCCCTCCATAGGTCATAGTTGGAAAACCCCCATTTATAGTTTGATATCCATTATTGATAACAGTACCACTGGAACTGGCCGAAGGCGAAGATACAGTATTTGCAAAGGTTTTAGGCGAATATAATAATAACAGTAAGCTTAATTTGAAAAAATTGATAAACTTGTACTTTGACTTTCTGTATTGATTGTTCTCTGTACAGTGCTGGTTGCGTCTAATCCTGGTGCTAGGAAATTTTCTGTTATGCTGAACGCCTCGCCTGGGTTTTGGATCTCCCATTGGGGTTTTGTTGGTAAATTTGGTGTTACCCATTGGAAAGATACGCCATTAACTGTTTGTGTGTTTGTATAGGTTGCATCAGGTGATATAACTGTTCCATCCTTAACTTTAATGTTATTGCCTTGCAAACTATATGAGTAACCTGTGCGGTAGTTCTCCGTGACAATAGTCTCCACAATAATAGTCTTAGTAGAACTGCTACTTTCCATTTGTCCTGTAGAGAACGATGGAGTAATACCACCTGCATAAGCACTAGGTATGCCAAATAAAAACAGTGCCAGCCATTTCATTAATCAATTTCTAATTTAATAGTGCTAGACATCTGCGCTGTAACACCTGCACCTGTAGCAGATAGGTTAACTGTCATCGCACCCCCAGAATCCATCGTCATGGCCGTAGTTCCGATATCACCACCACTCACAGTTACTGTATCTCCGAAGATAGGTAGTGCTGGGACTACTCCATTAGTAACTGTTGTCGCTAAAAAACTTGTAGGGATAGAATCGCCTTGAATAAAACTTTCACTCACAGACCATGCATCACCACTATTAGTAACTGCGTAAGTAGTAGTATTATCTATTGTTGGAACGCCATTAGTTATTGCTGAATCTGTTAAGTCTAAAGTACCAATAGCATTTGCAGTATCACCTGCGGTTGGGGTGACATTTGTACCTGATGCCGAAAAGGTCGTACCCACCCGATTACTCGTTGAACTTGCCCCTAATGTACTGACTGAGACAACATTCTGTATTGAGTGATTGATGTCTGCATAAGCTGGCGCAGATACAAGAAAAATAAATGGTAGAAGTTTTTTCATTTGATACCAACTTTGTTGTTCTTATTATCTACTATAGTATCTTTTTTCTTTTTTATCGAAAAACCTAGTGATGCTGTACTTGCTGAAAAAATACTTGCAATAAATGTTGGATCAAAATCCACTATCTTTTTGCCAGATGGCGGTTCATAGTATGAAAGGGATAAAAGTGTTGCCGACCACAAAAGTACACAAACTTTTACAATAGTTTCAACTTTGCTAGGTTCTTGTTCTTCCATAATAAAAAAAACCACCTATACTTTGCCTGGGGATTAAGGTGGTATGAAGATGACCATACATAATTTAACGTCTACAATATGTTTGTAAAGTTAAACAAAGCTATGTACAAAATTTTAAAGCCTATAATCTTACGTTTCTTATCTACAACAGGTGCTAAAAGGTTAATAATTGATCTTTTACGTGTTATCTGTAAGCAGACTACAAATACATTAGATGACAGGGCTGTAGATATGCTAGAGCAAAGATTGTTTCCTAAATTAAATTAGACAATAAAAAACCCCTAATGGGGTTGTAAGTCGGGAGATCGATCAAGTCCAACACTTGCCCTGTCTTTCCTATGAATTGCAATAGGTTTTGTATAACTTTCAAGTTAGGGTATCTCACAAACCTAACTATCAGGCTTCCCGACTATTTTTATTTTCTTACCTCCTTAATATTTATTAAATCCATTTTTTTCTAATACATCATAAAATTTAACTATATGATTGTATTTCATATGAGATAAACAAATATTTACAATGTCATTTATTGCGTCATCTTTATAAAAAGCATCAATATAGTATTTTTTTAATCTTTGCGAACACATTTTATAAATCTGTGCATGATGTTCTTTTTTTATTTTCTTTTTATTCATTTGTTTACCTCCTTACAAGCTAGTTCTATACCTGCATTACAATCTGTAACTGTCATGTCATATAGAGTTGATGA